TCAAAGCCTGAACAACCTGACGAGCGCATTTAGCGCCACCCGCAGGTTACCGAGATCCTCCTCCGGCCAGTTCATCGCATCCTGATCGGTACAGATGACCCGGTAGACCAGAAGCGTCGGACGTTGCCCCGGCGACAGTCGATGCTCGCGATCGCAAGCATCGAGCACATCGGTGGCATCGCCGAACCGCCGCTTCAGCTTATCTACCACCTCCGCAGCAGGCTCGCTCGGAGTGGTTCCGAAGATACCCTCATTGATGAGGAGCCCGGCAACCGACCGCGGGCTGGGCGAAGGAAGCCCAAGTACCGTATGATGCTGCTGGTAGAGCTGGGCGAATGCTACCCCCGCCTGGTATTGCGTTTCGCTGATCATCTCCCGAAAGGCGAGGCGACCCAGAGCCGTACCAAGCCTCTCGTCCCTCGCCTGCTTCGCCGTAACCCCAAAGTGCCGGCGCCGTGCATCGATCACCGTGCTCATGGCATCCATCTCCAGCTGCTGCTTCGTGCGCTTGCCACAGGGGTAGCGCTTGCCGGGTTTGCGCTTGCGTCCAGGTGCCATGTTCAGCGTCCTTCCGTATTGGTGGTTTCGGCAAGCTCGCGCAGCAGAGCAGCGTAACCGCAGACATCGACTGCCGAGTCTTCGTGGGTGGGGTCATGGGCGAGACGGGCCAGTTTCAGGTCGAGGAGGCAGAGCACCACCTGTGACGGGGTAATTTCCCAGCCCAGCGTGCTGGACCAGCGGGCAGCGATGGCCGCCATGTTGCCGGCCGCATCGCCGTACTGGGTGCTTCGCTCGGCCACGACGTTGGCAACATGTTTGAGGAACATCTCTGCAGGAGTGCTCATGCGACACCCCCTTCCGTCTCGAGTACCCAGAGCAGGATGGCGATGGCATCCGCCTCGTTGTCATCCGCAGGCTCGAAACCGCGCTGACGCATGGCGGCGATAACTTCGTGCTTGCTAGCATTCCCCTTGCGGCAGGCATGCCGTTTCCAGGTTCCGACCGGCACGCCTTGGTACGGGATACCGCGCCCCTCGCACCAGGCGGTCAGCGTAGCGAGCAGTCCGCCGAAGACATGTGCTGCGTCCGTGCCGATGTGGCGGCGCACTTCCTCGAAGTAGACGACATCGATGCCGCCGGTAACCTCGAGCGTCTGTTCGAGCCACCGTCCGAAGCGGAGGTAGCGCATGCCTCCGCCTTCGAAGCGGGTCGGACGGAACTCGGCCGTGCCATGCAGGATCCGGCAGCGGCCGTTGCGGACAGCCCAGCCAGTGGTGCTGCCCAAATCGAGCGCGAGAATGCTCGCGACGTTGTCAGGTGATTGGGTCATGACGACCTCCTCTTCGGGTTGGCGGCCGGGGCGATGTCGCTGTCCTGTGAAGGAGGCGCATCGCCCGGACCCGAAAGGGGTCTGGTCAGGTCATCTGCCAGGCGGAAAACCGCCGGAGGCTTTCTTCAGTTTCTTCAAGAGCCGTTCTTGAAGGAAGTCGGGGGTTAAGTCCTTGAGATGACTACCCTCTGTACCTTCTTTCAATATTTCTATTATTTCAATGGATACTCAATTCTATCTATAACGCGCGCGCGGGGATGCACATACATACATGGCACTCCTTGAAAGATTGAAAGAAGGGTCCGCGCAGAAAAACCCGATTCAGATCAGCCACTTCTGAGGCAACTTCTTTCAATTGAAGAATGGGTGGCATTGAAGGAAGCCCTCAGACCACGACGCGGTAGATCATGGCCCTGCGTCCACCAGTCTCCCGCATCGCCGGTTTGATGTCCCCGCTTTCGATCAGAGTATTGAGAATGTCATCGCGATCGCGCGCCTTCAGCCACTGCGATGCGCGCGTAAGCTCCGATTTCGTCAGCCCGCTGCTTCCGGCGACACGGATGATCTCCCGAAGGCGCTTCAAATGGGCCTCCGTCTCGGTGTCCGCGACATGACGCTCGACGGCCTCCATCGTCCGGCCGGCAAAGTGCCGCACGAAGCGGATCGCCCACTCGGCATCATGCGCGTCGATGACAGGTTGCGCCGAATCACGCCCCACAGCGATGATCAGCGCCAGCTTCATGGCATTCTCGCCGATGCGGGCGAGGATCGAGGTGAAGGCCGTTCCGGCGGCGGATCGAAGTTCCACCGTCAGCTCACGACTGAGCATCGCAGAGCAAGTCCTCGCATCCCCCGTCATCGGCACAACGGCAGCATCCACAGCGGCGCTTGCGCCGGAGGTCTTGCCGACAAGATTGCCACGCTGCCGACCACCACCAGCGGCGATCCTTTGCAGGCCTTCCAGCAGCTCCCGCGGCGCCTCCCGCAGTCCTGCCCCGAGATTTTCGTCGGGATAGCTGTCCTCGCTGGGCAGGATGAGGAAACGGGCGAGAGAGCCGTCCGCCACGTTCGCCCCCTGCAAGGCGCCCCAGAAGTGCAGCGGCGTGGTCGTGCCGTAGACAGAAAGGCATGGCTCGACGATGTCGCGCCGCTCGTTCATGCCGTCCCGATTGGCATACTCGGCCCCCAGGAATATGCCTCCGGCGGCCGTGAAGAGCTCCGTCATGTTGTCGAGTATCTCGGTGATGTGACGCGGGCTGCGCTTCCTGTCCGCGGCGGCCGAAAGGAACATGCCGAATTCGTCGATCTGAAACAGGATGGCGGGCTGCCGGTGAAGTGCCGTCAGCAGCCCTGCCCCCGAGGCGATCTTGTTGCCACCGAGGTGATTGGCGAGCCCGGCCTCGAAGAACACCTCGTTGACGATTTCGCGGGCGTGGTTCTTGCCGGAGCCACTGTCGGCGATGCCGACGACATAAAGGTTCGACCGGAGATTGCTCTCCGTCCGGTAGAGCCTGCCCATCAGCGCTCCGATGGCGCAGAGGCTGGCGCCGAGCGACAAGAGCGGCTGCGGCCGGCGGGCGGTGGCAATCATGTAACGGGTGAGATCTCCCACCAGGCCACCCGGAATGACCAGATCGAAGGGCGCGGCAGGAGCAGTCGCAGGGCGCGGGTTCGAAGGTTCCGAGAGTTTCTCCAGCAGTGCGCTGGCCGGATGCGCATCTTCAACAGGCAATGAGCCATCAAGCACGAGACCCGCGTCAGGAACCCAGCCGCGCTCCATCGCGAGATGATAGATCGTGCCCGCGCCGATGCTGTTGGGCTTGAAGGACACCCAGCTTCGTGCGGTGAAGGCATCGTCATTCTTGGCTGCCTGCGCCGACCAGGCGACGAACAGCTCTGCCCCGTCCTCGCCCAGCGCACCCTTGAGCGCCAGACCGACACGCACCCAGCTGTCGTAGTCGAGCTCGGCGTTGGGGATGAAGGCCAGCGCCGCGCGGATTGCAGGGAGTGTTCCCCTCCGGGTATGGGCTGGCAAGCCAGAAGTGCTTGCCCCATCGCAAAGCGATGCCGGGCGCTGTTCCGCTGGAAGGCGCGAATAGGCCTCATCGAGAAACGCGCGCGCCATGTCCTCGTCGATCTCGGGCAGGCTGGCGACATCAATGTCCGCAAGTCCCTCCTCCGGCCACGCGTAGGGTTCGCCTGTTGCGGGGTGGATCGCATAGGCGACGAACTGCTGGCCGAGGCACAACACCTCCAGCGGGTGGCGCTTGAGGCCTTTGAAGGGCGCCGACGTCCGGTAGACCAGCATTCGCTTCGGAGCCTGGCCGATACGAATGGCCGGGGTGTCGCCAAGGCGCGCGCGTGCCAGTTGCTCGATCTCCAGCGCCAGTTCCGGATTGTCGGCGATGTCGATATCGACCGCCGCCACGGCACCTCCCACGATGCCGATGCCGCAGCCAGGCCAGCGCGACCAGGACTTGAGCTCGATCTCCGTCGTCGGTCGCTCGGAATGGCGGTTCCATTCGGGATAGTCGCTCCACGTGCCGCGCGTAAGACGTCCCGGCTTCTTGGTGCCGGGCGCGACCGGGAGAATGGAATAGCCATTGCTCAGCAGGCGTTCGCCATGGCGCGCCATGAAGTTTTCGTTTGCCATCAGAACGGCACTCCTTGTTTCATGGCGTCAAGCCGATTTCGGTCGGTGGACGCGAGCTCGCGGAGGCAGTCGCAGTAGCCCGTGACCACGCATTCGATGAAGGTGGTCCACTCTTCCACCGTGAAGGAGGCGAGATCGGTCTTGCCAAGGCTGTCGAGATACTCGCCGCCCATCTGGCCGCCATGCTCCATGGCCGCTTTCTCATTGGGGCTCGGATCGATCATGCCTTTCCTCCCGTGACAGATGTCCTGGCAGACGCGACTGCAGAGCCGCCGGCGGGTCGGGTCCCGGCGGGGGTCGGAAGCCCGGTAGTTGGCGTCGAACCAGCCATGGTGGCGCGGCTCGCGATGGCAGACGGCGCAAAGGCCGACATCGGTGGCGTGCATGCTTCGAACCTGTGCTTGGAGATTTCAGTGAATTTGCCGTTTGAACGGACGAAGATGTGGCTCGGACGCAGCAACCCGCCGGACGCATTCAAGGCCTCATCGACCGTCCGCGGGAACGGTGCAACGGACCGGCGCTCCCACCAGCCTTCGGCCTTGAGCCGGGCATAGCCCTGATGCTCGAAGCAGACCCATTCCTTGTGGATCACGAAGCCACAATGATATTCGGCCCTGAGCGAGGGCGGGCTGCCTTCCTTCACGTGCTTCCTGTAGGTGACGGAGCTCACCTCCACCCAGCGGTCACGTTTCCCCGACAGGATGGCGAGTGTCGACGCCGTGGGTGCGATCTTCACCTCCGGTGCCGGAAACTCATAGCCGCAGTCCGAGCATTCGCTCGCGGCGATGGGAAGAATGCTCTCGCATTCCGGACAGACCTTTGTGGGAGCCTCGCCTCCACCAGCTCCGCCAGGCCTGCGTGGTTCCACGAGGTCGATAGGTCCATGGCGGCTGACATTGCCGGCGAAGTCGAGGACGAGGCAGTTCGCCTTGCCTGGCGCCAGACGCGTGCCCCGACCCGCCATCTGGACATAGAGACCGGCGGACTTGGTGGGGCGCAGCATCGCGATGAGATCGACACCCGGCGCATTGAAGCCAGTGGTCAGCACGCCCATGGACGCCAGTGCGCGGATTTCTCCGCGCTTGAACGCGGCGATGATCTTGTCCCGCTCGTCCTTCGGCGTGTCACCGAAGATGGTCGAACAAGTAATGCCACGGCCGCGGAACTCCTCGGCAACATGGCGGGCGTGCTCGACGCCCGAGCAGAAGGCAAGCCACGACTTCCGCTCCGCGCCGTAGGCGATGACTTCCGAGACCGCCGCCCGGGTGATGGCCTCCTTGTCGACAGCCGCCTGCAGCTCGCTGGCAATGAACTCGCCGCCGCGGCTGCCGACACCTCCGACATCTAGCCTCGTCTTCGGCTGCTTGCTGACCAGCGGGCAGAGGTAGCCCCGGTCGATCAGCTCGCGCACCGACACCTCGAAGGCAAGATCGGTGAACAGCGCCGCATCGCCCTCGTGCAGCATCCCGCTGTCGAGGCGATAGGGGGTTGCGGTGAAGCCGATCACCTTTAGCTTCGGATTGATCGCCATAAGCTCGTCGATGAAGCGCCGGTACATGGTGGCTGAGGAAACCGGGATCAGATGCGCCTCGTCGATCAGTACCAGATCGCAGTGACCGATCTCGACCGCCTTGCGATGGACCGACTGGATGCCGGCGAAGAGAATGCGGGCATCCGCCTCCCGCCTGCCGAGACCGGCGGAGTAGACACCCGCCGGTGCCTCGGGCCAGAGTCCCAGCATTTCGGCATGGTTCTGGGCGATCAGTTCCCGCACATGGGTCACGATCAGGATGCGCTGGTCGGGCCAGGTCTTGAGGACGCCCTCGGAGAAGGCAGCCATAACAAGGCTCTTGCCCCCGGCCGTCGGGATCACGATCAGCGGATTGCCGGTGTGTTTCCCGAAGTAGGCGTAGATGGCATCAATGGCTTCCTGCTGGTAGGGACGAAGTTTCAGCATGACTCCACCTCGTCTTCGCTCCGCGCATCATTGACCCAGCACGAGCCGTCCTTCATGCGATAGGCGACGAAGTCATCGCCCGCGCCGCTCACTTCACCGCCGACAAGATCGGGTATGAACAGGTGCTTGCTACAGGCGATGCGCTGATCGATGGAATCGGGCATGTGGCCGTGCCGGGCGCAGTGCCAGCCACCCTCGACGGGGGTCGAGTGCAGGCAGGTCCGGCAGGTGACGGCGGCCTTCGCACCCTCGTGGCAGACGGCACGGTGGCTGCACATGCGGCACTCGAACCAGGAGGCGTCTTCGCTGATCCGGAACGGCGGTCGCGGCGCATCGATGATGCGCGAGGCCTTGGCCATGAGCCTTCCGGCCTCCTCGTGATCGACCTCCACACGCTCGGCGTAGAGGGCATCGGTGTCCTTGCAAACGGCGAGGTAGAAGGCCCGGGAAATCCCCATCAGATGCATGTAGATCTGCATCTGTGCGGCATGCTGGGGCTTCGAGGCGGCAACGCCCTTGGAGCCCAGCTGTCCGAAGCTCTTGGCCGAATGCGTCTTGAACTCGAGCACATGCCAGGTTTTCGGGGCCTCGCGGAGCCCCAGCGCGATGCCGTCCAGAGAACCGCCGAAGTGACCGCCATGGGCCTCGACGCGGAACTGGCGCCCCGTGGCGGGATCGACCTCCAGCACGGTGGCACCCGTGGCACGGAGATTGCGCACGAGACGTTCTTCCTCGCGTTGTCCGGTCTCGAACAGGCGCAGGATGCGGCCCTCGTGCCGCGAGCATGTGGCCCAGCGGAAGTCGTACCAGAGGGCGCGCTCGCAGGACTTGCCGATGAGCGACGCGCCGAGATGTTCCCGGAAGCCGTCGCCTTGGGCAGTTTCGTATGTGGCGAGGATTGCATCGACGGTGGGGGTGGGTACCGGAGGGAGCTTGACCATGACTCAACCCTCCCCAGCGACGAGGCACCGGGCCTCGTTCAGTACGGTGGCCCAACTCGCCTCGTCATGGTCCCGGCGCACCACCTCGATGATAGCGTCCTTGAGCCTCGCCTTGCGGCGCGCGGTAACGGGGCCGGTCGCAAGCAGTTCGACGCGCTCGCGCTGCAGGTGCCGCATGGCCGTCTTGGCGCGGTGGAACCAGCTGGGATCGATCTTCTTGCCCCGGGCCTGACGCTCGAGATCGGCAGCCGCGATCTGCGTGCGGATACGCGCAATGGCGTCGTCCAGGGCGGCAAGCCGCAACCTGCGCACATCGGGGCCGGCGTCGGACAAGGCTCCGGCGGCCGCGGAATCAGCGGAATGAAGGGTATCCATCGATGTCTCCGTAAGTTCGAGGGGAAGACCGCCGCCGAAGGCCTGAGGAAGCCCGGCAGCGGCCTGGTTTTGCCTCAGGCCTTGGCTTTCCACGGTGCCGCGTTGGGGCGCTGCGGCGCCGTGGGCGTTGCCGTGGTGGCGGGACGGACCGGACGCTGCGGCGCTGCCGGGCGTGCGGGCGCTGTGGGCGCCTCGTCCTTGGGCACGAGGTAGCGGATCTGGTTCCGCTCCTGTCCGCCGTCCTTGGGCTTCCTGATCGAAACCCGGATGGTCATGGGCTTGAAGTGCAGGTCCTCGGAGTCGCTGACATGCAGTTCCCCCGTCGCATGGCAGATCGCCGACAGCGTGCGCTGGGCCATTTCCACGGTGGTGGGGTTCTGGTTGATGAGGTTCAGCTGGTCATAGACCTTGCGGCCCTGATACTGGCCCTCGAGAATGTCCATCCCGATCCAGAGATACTCGCCGGTCCCGCTGCGGGTGGGGCGCATCTCGCTCTCAACGATCTGGGCAAGATAATCCCCGGCCGGGAGAAGCTCGTAACCGGTGAGGGGCTCGACGCCGCTGGCGTCGAAGGTGGTGTCGAAACGTGCCATTGTAATGGTTCCTGTGATGGTGTGTGGGGTCAGTCGAACTTGGGCATGGCCGCGGCGAAGGCGTCCCAGTCCAGGGGAAGGACATCGGGAAGCCCGTAGCGGTTCTTGGCGAGGAAGGCGGGACGCTCGGCGGTGTAGAGAACCCGTTCGCCACTCCCGAGCGCACGGGTCACCTTCTTGTTGAACCCGACATCCGATTTCACCGTCGAGATGCGGTAGTTGGCGAACAGCACGATGTCGGCATGTTCCTGCAGCAATGCCGCGGCGCGTGCGTGAAGCTTGATCACGTAGCGGTCGTAGGGCTCGTGTTCGGGGCTGTCGAAACGCTTGATGTCGGTGTGCGCGAGCTGCACCACCATCATCCGGCGGTCCTCGCGGAGCGCATTGATCCAGTCGAGGTACTGGCGCCACAGGTCGAGGGCCGCGATATAGCCCTTGCCGTAGCCGGGTTCCTCGATCGTCGACCAGTTGTTGATCTTGCAGGCATGCTGCCAGATCAGCGGCTCCAGCCAGTCGAGGCTGTCGACCACCAGCGTGCGGTGCTCATGCGGTTCGGCATGGAGCGCTGCCAGCGCCTCGATGACCTCCTCGAAGCTCCGTGCCAGGGGAAAGTGCGGCAGCTTCAGGGTGCCGAGACCGTCCTCGGTGCAGACAGCGACGGCCTTGTCGCTGCCGGCGGCGAAAGTGGTCTTGCCCACCCCCGCCACGCCGTGGACGATGATGGCCGGTGGCGTGAGCTGGCTCGAGGTCTTGAGTGATGCGAGAGAGATTGCCATGGCGGACCTCACTGCGCGTTGGTGGTTGGTGTGGTCGTGACTGCGCCTTCGCCCAGCGGGGTGCCGCCGGCAGCTATGCCCAGCAGGAAGTCACGGAGCGCATAGAGCTGGTCACGGGTGCGGTCGTGATTGCCGATCGCGTCGGTGACGATGCGCAGCGCAAAGCCGATCGCCTCGGCATCGGCCAGGGCAATTGCCTCATTGAGGCGGTGGTACCGGTCGGGACCGACTACGTCGATCAGCCGGGCGGCAAGCTCCACATGGGAGCGGGTCTGGATTGCGGACATGAGTTCTCGTTCCGTTGTTTGACGGTTGAAAAAAGCGTCGATTGAGAAGGGCTGAAGGTTCAGGCGTCGTTGGGCGGCCCGGTCGCCATCGGCATGCCGCCAGCCGGCGCAACTATGTCCGCGGCGGCGGGCTTCTCGCGGTTGCTCTTGCGCGGCTCACGGGCCAGGGACTGGATGATGCGATAGACGGGCTTCTGCTTCGGCGTATCGGCGCGGCGGACCGCGATGTACTCCCAGCAGCCCATGGAGACGCGGCGCTGGATCAGGTGGACCCAGTTCTCGTCGCCCAGCATCCAGGCGGCATTGCCAAGCTCGCCGATCTTGCGGCGGACGGCCTCGGAGTAGCCGTCGATGTGCGGGAGACGGTCGCGGCTCAGATGCCCGGTGTAATAGACAATCCGGGCGCCGGGCCTGGCGTCGGCGACCCAGACGCAGAGGTCGACGTCGTTCATGATGTCGGTAACCGTGAGGTCCCGGCTCCGGGGGAAGATCGAGGAGTTGGTTGCGATGTTCAGCATTAGAGACCTCAGTTGCTCGCTGCCACGTTGACGGTGGACGGTTTGAGACCTGCCGCGATGAGGCGAAGGCGCAGCTGACGGAGGGCGCGGTAGAAGGACGCCGCCGGCAGTGTACCGGCCCGCTGTGCGCCCGTGACGCTCCCCTCCTCGGTAATCGCATCGAGGATCTCGGAGAGAGATGGCGGCAGGCGCCGGCGTGCGGCCTTCACGTCGATCGACAGCAACGTTGCGGCTTCAACATGACTCCTGGGATCCGCGAGGTCGTCGGTCGGGGTGTTCTCGATGATGGCGGAGCGAAGGTGCTGCGCCAGGAGCGTCAGCGCAGCATGGCGGGTCACAACCGTGACGAAGGCACCCCAGGAGCCACGTTCGGCGTCGAACCGGTGGGCCCGCTGGAGGAGATCGAGCAGGATGTCCTGGCGGTGATCGTCACGGTCACGTGCAGGATCCCTGACCTGCCGCGCCAGCTGTCCTGCACGGCGATTGGCTGCACTCATGGCAACCGCAAGTGCAGTCTGGTCCTGCAGTGGAAGGGGTATGGAGTGCTGAAGCATTCTGCGTCTCGTCGGTGGCGTTGTTGCGAACGCCCCGAGGAGAACACCGCCGCTCCGGGGAAAGCGAGGCGGAATGGGGAATAAAGGGGAATAAATACCCTTGCCGATTTATTCCCCGAGTTTTCGTGAACAGGAACAAATACTTCTCAATGAATTTGGCTTTCCGGGGAATAATTGGGGGGCGGAATTGGCGGCAAATTCGGGGAAGAATTCCGAATTATTCCCCACCTCCAAAATCTCCCTCTGGACTCTTTTGACGAGTGGAACATATAGTGAACACTCAACAGGCAATCCGGCCGGGAGGGCTCCCCATGACACTGTCGCTGACCTACGCTCCATCCTTCCCCGACCGGCGGAATGCCGATGATGCCCCGCGCTTCTGGCTGGTGGCCAATATGCTGCGCCGGCAGGTTTTTCCGCGGGAACCGGAGCAGCCGCTGGAGGCCTCCGACATGCCGAAGCTGTTCCCCGGGATCGTCATCAACGGCCGGGCGGTCGAGATCGCCTGGGACTTCCAGCACCACGTCCACGACACTGCGGGGCTCGAGGTCTATGGCGTGTGCGAGACGGACGCGGAGCTTGCCGGCACCGCAAACGTTTGCATCAACGGCCCCCTTCTCCACAACCGGCCCGACATCATGCTGAGCACGGCCGCGCACGAACTGGGGCATGTGGTGTTCGACATCCCCGAAACGCTTGGAGGTCAGGCCGCGTCCTATCGGCACTACCGGTCGGCAGAGGCTGCCGACAACGCCTTCCGGAACGCCGCAGCGGTCTGCTTCTGCGAATGGCGGGCCAACGAGTTCATGGGTGCCCTACTCGCCCCTGCGCTCGCCGTGCACCGCCGGCTTCTGCACCACGCCCGCAATGAGCGCCTTGCCATCGTGAGGACCAGGAGCGCCGGGCATCCGGCGTGGCCGGTCGTGTCGGGCGACAACGACCCCGACGCTGTAGCAGGTATCACCGAGGTTCTCGCCCAGGAGTTCGGGGTATCGCCGCGCTTCATGAGCGTGCGCCTCGACCAGTACAAGCTGATCACGCGCAGAAACCGCACGGGAGGACGCTCATGAGCTTCGGGCTTTATATCCGCCAGCGCCGTATCGAGATGGGATATGGCCTGAACGAGTTCTCAGGGCGGATCGGAATCTCGCCGGCCTATTGGTCGCGCGTCGAGCGCGGGATCGAGAAGGCGCCCCGGGACGAGCTGATCGAGAAGACCGCAGCACTGCTGGGCATGAGCGTCGATGAGCTCTTCCTGCAGGCGGCGCGTCTTCCGCCCGACATGCAGAAGGAACTGCCGCAGGTTGTGTCGCTATACCGGCGGTTCAATTCTTCCGCCCGGCCTTAAGCTTTTCGACCACTTCTACCTGACACATCACACCCGCGGGACGGCGTCCGGCGGCAGGCATCGTTTTCTCGTCCGGAGCGTTCCATGACCTATTTTTCAAAGCCCTTTTACCATGTCGATGAAGTCCTCACCCGCTGGAGCCTGACAGAGCGGGATCTGATGTCCTTCGTGCTGTCCGGAGCATTGACTGTTTCCGCAACAGTTGCCGGCCTCAGGGTCACTTATGGCCTCTGCCGCCCGTCCGCTGCGGGTGTCGTCGACCGGATTGCCACCAGCCACAGCTACATCATCGGTCTCGTTCCCCTGACCCAGAGCGATGCCTGGCGGGTTCTCCGCCATGGCGAGGTTGCGATCACGACGCTCGCGGCCCCGGCAGAGCAGTTCGCCATGATCGAAAATGCGACCGGCGACAACCAGCACCTCGTCCAGAAGAGCGATCTCGTCGTCTCTCACGAGGAGTTCCTACGGTTCGAGAAGGTTCACCCCGCCTTGGGAGCCCTGGATGGCGGTAGCGATCTCAGCCGCCGCGGCGCACCCTCGAAGTACGACTGGGACGATATCTGGGTTGAGCTCTGCGCCATGCTCTTTCTCGAAGGGATCCCGGAAACCCAGGCCGAACTGGTTCAGCATGTGGCCGCATGGCTTGAGGCCCAAGGAAAGCGTGTTCCAGACGACAGCACCATCAAGAAGAAGATCAAGCCGCTGTGGCAAAGGCTTCGCGCGGAAGGCTCTTTGCAGGCTGCCAAACAGCAATCGACCCCCTGAGAGTAAATCGGGAGCGCGCAAGTAATACACAGGCAGAGACCATGGAGCCCGCTGCCCGTGAATCAACATTCCCATCCCACCCGCATGTCCCCGGACGACCGGCTCGCAGAAGTGGGCCGCACTCTGGCCACCGGCCTCATCCGCATGTTCGCGACACAGTCCAGTTCTTTATCTGCGCCGCAGTCTCAGACAGTTGTCGACTTAGCACCCACCAAGAGCGGTGCTCACCGTCGCAAACCGCACAACCGAGTTGGAGGGTAATGATGCAAACTGCGACGAAACCGAAGCCACAGGGACTCCCGCGGCCGGGAGAAGACGCCGCCACGGACGGGGCCGTGTTGGCCCAGCTGGCGGCCATGCAAAAACTGTCGGTCAACGAGCTTAAGGCCAAATGGGAGGCGCTGTTCGGCACCCCTGCTCCCAATAATGCCCGCGCATTCCTGGAGCTTCGGATCGGCTACCGAATACAGGAGCTGACCTATGGCGGCCTCACCCGGGAAACCCGCCGGGTGCTGGATCTGCTGGCCGACGAGGTCGAGGGCAAGATTTCGCGCAAGAACATGGTGGCCGACCCCCGCAATCCTGTGGTCGGCACGCGCCTGGTGCGGGAGTGGGACGGGGCTGAGCATACCGTCACAGTGCTGCGGGACGGGTACGACTGGCAGGGGCGGAAATTTCGCTCCCTCTCTGCGGTTGCCAAGGCGATCACCGGCACGAACTGGAACGGCTTTCGGTTCTTCGGGATGCGCGAGAAGAAGAGGGAGAACCGGGCATGAGCAAGTCATCTGTGGTCCAGATGCCGAAGCGCTCGCGGTGCGCCATCTACACCCGCAAGTCCACGGAAGAAGGCCTCGATATGGAGTTTAACTCCCTCGACGCACAACGGGAGGCCTGCGAGGCTTATGTTGCCAGTCAGCGGTCCGAGGGCTGGGCAGCCATCCGCGAGCGTTATGATGATGGTGGGTTCTCCGGCGGCACGCTGGAACGCCCTGCCCTGAAACAATTGCTCAAGGACATCGAGGCCGGTCTGATCGACGTGATCGTCGTCTATAAGATCGATCGCCTCAGCCGTTCCTTGATGGATTTTGCGAAACTGGTCGAGGTGTTCGACCGAAACAACGTCACTTTCGTCTCCGTCACCCAGTCCTTCAACACCACGACGTCGATGGGGCGCCTGACGCTCAACATCCTGCTGAGCTTCGCCCAGTTTGAGCGCGAGGTGATCGGCGAGCGCATCCGCGACAAGTTCGCGGCGTCCCGCAAGCGCGGCATGTGGATGGGCGGCTTTGTACCCATGGGCTATGACGTCAGGGACAGAAAGCTGGTTGTCAATGAAACCGAGGCCCAGACTGTCCGCATGATATTCGAGCGCTTCGTGGCACTCGGCTCCGCCTCGACGCTGGCGCGCGCACTACAGGCTGAGCGGGTGCTCAACAAGCGGGGGAAACGCATCGACAAAGGCTTCCTCTACAAGCTCCTCAGAAACCGGGTCTACCTCGGCGAGGCGGTTCACAAGGGAACTTCCTATCCCGGCGAGCATACGGCCATCATCACCCAGGACCTCTGGGACGGCGTACATGCCATTCTGAAGGAAAGCCCTCGCTCGCGTGGGGCAAAGAACCGACGGGGCTCCGAAGCCCTTCTCAAAGGAATGATATTCACCGCCGCTGGCACGGCCATGACACCGACCTACACCCGGAAGGGCGAACGGCTATACCACTACTACGTCTCGATGGACGCCATCCGCAACCGGGAGACCGACGGAGACACCGGCCCTGCCCGCCTGCCAGGTGCCATGGTAGAAGAGGCCGTCATCGCCGAATTGCGCCGCCTCGTAGCGACGCCAGACGTTGCCGCACGGGTGATCGAGACCTGCCGTCAGGCGGACCACCGCTTGGATGAACGTGCCGCCATCGAGGCGCTGAGAGACTTCAAAGGCATCTGGGAGCGGCTGATACCCGCCGAGCAGTCGCGGATCGTCCGCCTACTGGTTCAGCGGGTCACCGTCAGCTCTCAAGGCCTCGCCGTCGACCTCCGCAACAACGGCATCGCGATGCTCGCCAGAGAACTTACCGTGACCACCCAGATGAGAGCAGCGGAATGA